CTGTGGCACAGGAATGTAGTTGATAGGCGAGATATCATCACCAGGCTGCACCATCATTACTGCGGTGCCGACTGACAGATCCAGCAAGAACTCACCAACTGCAATATCAAAGTTCGATTGCTTGATGGTTGCAAACAATTTTTCGGTATAAATATCAAGAGCTGCGTTGGCCTCTGCTTTACGGTCATCTGGAATATCTGGGCCAGACTCTAAACGGCACCATCTGCGCTGTGGCGGGAATATGCCTGACTGGATACGGTTAGCAAAACGCTGCGTAGAGTTGATAGCAGTAGCATCGAATACGCGGTTCATCTTCTTAGCGCCGCCTACTTTGCCATCGTAATACCCATCGTACAGATTACGCTGTGGCAGAGCAAACTCGTATGCCTCATCATATAGATCGCGAAAATCCTCTTTCTTACGCAGCGCAATGTCGTGCCGCTTGAGGATGTCCTCTGGTTTTAAACGCATCATCTCAGCCATATCAATCCTTTTTGTGCTTATTTGCAAAGTTGCGAGCTGCCTCTTTGCTACCAAATCCCCATGCCTTCAGCGCTAACTTCAAACGTGTAGGCTTTCCATTCTCATCTGTTAACGGCCCAGCCATACCACCGAAACGAGCAGCAAACGATACGCGCCGCGGGTTAACACCTTCGCTTACAGGAGCCTTTAGGTTTGCGCCCTCTGTCCGCTTAAAGTATTTACGACCAGCCTCAGTAAGGCCACCGCTAGGACTCTTATGCTCTTTCCTCATTCGTACCACTCAACCATTAAGTGTGCTGCGTGTGCTTGAGAGTTAACATTGGTAAAACGAAATAAATAAGTAGTTAGAGGTTTTAAAATAAATTCAAATGTAAACAGCTGACCTCCACCGCCTTGTTTGTTGGCTGGCACAAACTCCGCTAATATTTCTGTGCCTGTTGCTGTAACAGTTGGTGCTAGTACAGCAGCTGCTGCGCTCGCAGTCGTAATAACCCTATTGCGCCTATTGATGGTCATTGATGTGCCACCGCTTGTGGTTGGTGACTCGTATACAAAAAACTCAGACTCACCAGATCCACCATAATCAAAAACAGCGTGGGCAGAGTAATTGGCTGGCCACGCAATTGCTATATCAATACTTGCACCAGCACCCAACCCAGCAGCGTATGGGTACATCTTGTAAACGTAGTACGCTCTTCCCTCATGCAACCGCAGATGGTTTACATCTACAATCGGGAACGGTCTATCCGAACTCGCAAGAGTCTGTACGTTATCTTTATCAACGTAGCTTGGAGAAACATGGCGAGATTTGGTAGTAAGCGACTCACGCTCAACTGTAATGGCCATTACTTGCTCTTAGGCTTCATTGCAGTTTTAGCTGCCTGCTTAAATTGGGCATCAGTAGGAGCGCCAGGCGAACCAGGCTTACGCATCTTTTCCTTAGAGCCTTCAGCAATGCGCTCACGCTTGGCGTGAATATTGGCGTATAGTCCAGCTTTCATTTTTTCTTTTCCATTCCAGCTTCAGACATAGCAATAGCTACGGCTTGCTTTTGATCCTTAACAACAGGGCCACCCTTGCCAGAATGCAAACCGCCAGCTTTATACTCGCGCATAACCTTGCTAACTTTTTTCTGCATCTTTGCTTTATTGTCCAAGGCTATTACCCCCGCCTAAAGTTTCTACTCCTGACTCTGCATTTAAACGTGCATCAGATAAAAGTTGACGACCACGGCGGCGAGCGCCACGCATACGAGCGCCCATCATCTCATCAGCTGCGCTTGCTTTATTTACCTTTGGCTCTTCAGCCGCTGGGACTGGTGCTGGCGCCGCTGGTGCGCTTGGTTTTTTTTCAAGGCCAACTGCTTGCCCTACTGCTTTAACTGCTCCACCCATGATTAAACTCCCATTCCTTTATTTGCACCTAAAGTTTGCTCAACACCAGTCTCTGGAGTTAAGCGCGTATCTGCCAACAACATTCTTGAGCCGCCGCGTCTACGAGCTGTAACGCGACCAGCTGCCTGCTCGGCCAGCTCTCTGCGCTCCTCATCTGCTTGTTGTTTTAGCCTAGCGTTTTCTTCGCGCTGTGCAGCCATCTGACCTGACATATCTGGGCCGCCACCGCCGCCGCCAAATAATCCACCCATATCAAAACCTCGCCATAAGTAAGTAATCAATCTGATCTGGGCCGTACTTTTGCATCACGCTCTCAGTTTCAAACCCAATCGCTTTTGCATATCTGAACGCCCTATTGTCGTCAGTTCTAACAGTTATTTGTAATCTATGCAACTGGAGATATCTAATTGCGATATCGCTAAATCGAATAGCTGATTTAAGCATTGTTGCTGGTATGTCTCTGGCTTGATTATCAAAGATACTCCACAGCTCACCGACTCCTGGCCAGATGTTTACTACACCAATAACTGCTATAGGCCTGTTGTGTCTAAACGCAGTAAACGCAACGCCCATCTGTGCCTGCTGCGAGACCATAGACTTAATGTTGTATACGTGAGATAAGACCGATATCTCTTTGTGGTCAAAATCTAAATGGTCAAAATGCTCAGGCACAAACGGCAGATAGTACATACCTCTGCGCTTGTGCATCTCATCATTCATTACCTCATAAGGGATATGAAATTTCATCGTCCAAAGATATCAAAGTCGCTGTTGGCTACGGTTTGAGCTATAAAAGTCTTGCTTTGCCCAGCTGGCCCACGGGTCATGCGCTTGTATTCGCCCCCACCTAGCAGCAAGTAGCCAAACGCGTCACCTACGTGGGAGTGCTCATTCTTATTCGGCGCATCTTTAAAGCGCTCTTGGCCAGATCCTACCGATATCCGTTTAAAGTGATAGCCGCCCGCCAAGGATTTACGCAGCATCTTGCATTTTGTGTCAACCAATAGCCCTGGCTTACCGTTAATTAGGCGTTGCATGGGCGCGGCAGCCGACTCTCGGCGCACCTTGAAGTCGTTTGATGGCGTAGGCTGGGCTTTAAGACCTAGTGTTTTTAGGAAGTCAAAGGCCGTTACCTCATATATGGCATCTCTAGCCATACCAGCAGGGTCGCCCCATACAAGTACTTGTATACCGGGATACCTAGCGTTGAGCTCTGATATGAGTTGGTGGCCAAAACGCTCTAGCCCCATATCAAAAGTAACAATCTCATCGATAATCTGCCATGTACCAGACGGCAAACGCTGCCCAATCACCGCGGCTGGGGTTAAACCAAAGTCAAGACCGACTTGGATTGGCACCGTAGGATCTACTTCAGTAGGGCCAGACATAATATTATCGTTGTATTCTGGCCACACCGACTTACCCTCTTGCACATAGGTGTACTTACCTTCTGCGTAGCACCTGATCCAGTCTAGATTCTTACCCAGCAGCATCTGTTGATAGTAGCCAGCGGGTAGGTTGGCCACGTTTTCAGCCTTCTTGTTAATCTGCCACCACTTGCCGGACGCAAAGATGCAGTCGTTTGCCTCTGGGTTCTCCGGCAGATCCTCAGCTGGCAGCTCAATTACGCCGCCCGGCTGCTTAAAAAACTTCCAAGCATATGGGCCAGTCATCTTTTCTTTTTCTGCAATGCGAAACCACCAATGGTCGTCATCCATCGGGTTAGTATCCATCCAAATACCATGCCAGCTTGCGCCGCCATCGCGTTTAGTTGGGTATCGACCCACACGGTGTGTAAGACCATCGATTACAGCCTTCGGTAATTCACGCGCCTCGTTAACCCACGCGCCCGTTAGCTCTAGGGATAACAGCTTTCGCACGTCTTTTGGCTGGTCAAGCGCTAGGAAGATAACCTCTGCATCAATACCAGCTGCGCCGTCTCTAGCAGGCAGCCGGATATGGTGCGTAATCGGCGGCGTATGCAGCATTGGGCCAAACGTGTTCTCGGGAAACAGGTCTAACCAGGTCTTGATTGTGGTAGTCTTTAACTCAGGGTACGAGTTTCGTACGATAACAAAACGGCTATATCGGATGCCATCGATAGGGCTAGGCTTTTGCTGAATGGCGCGGATAAACACCTCAGCAGCGCAAGCATATGACTTGCCGGAGCCCACAGGCCCCATCATCCCGCGCACAAATGCGTTAGACGTGAGAAACTTGTATACCTCTGGGCTCTTGGAGAAGTCTAGGTTCAGACCTGTAGAGGGAATTGCCTTAGAACTAGCCTCTTTGGTACGTGACATAGATAACCTTTTTAATGATATTTTTACAAATATACTGTATAAACAACAATATGCAAAATTATTTAAGGTAATTATGTCAGGATATCACCTAACAGAGGCAGAATTTATAGCCGAATGGAACGCCGCTCCTAACGCGGTTGAGATGGCAAAGAAACTTAACATTAATTATCGTAATTTATTAAAGCGCAGACGTGCGATTGAGTCTAGAAACAACATTGTTTTAGAGGCAAAAGGCATCGGCAAAGACAAACTCCAGTACCATAACATTAAAGTTAGCCGATCCGAGGAAACTCCGCACCATGCTAGGCGTGAGATCCAGATGGAGAAGGGGCGCGTAGTCGTATTCTCCGATGCCCACTTCTGGCCAGACGATTACACCACAGCATACAAAGCGCTTTTGATGATTATCAAAGAGTTCAGACCCAAAGTCGTTATTGCTAATGGCGATGTGTTTGACGGCTCCCAGGCATCACGCCACCCCCGCATTGGCTGGTCTAATACGCCAACCATCAAGGAGGAGTTGGAGGCCTGCAAGGAGTTCATGGGCAATATTGAAAAAGCCTCAATTGGCGCAGAGTTGATCTGGACGCTCGGCAACCACGATGCGCGCTTTGAGACATTTCTCGCAGCTCAGGCCAGCCAGTACGAGGGAGTTGAGGGCTTTACACTCAAAGACCACTTCCCATTATGGAAACCCTGCTGGTCTTATTGGATCAATGCCGATACGATGATTAAGCACCGCTGGAAAGGCGGGTTCTCAGCTGGTCGCGCTAACTCGCTTAACGCTGGGGTTAACATCATTACTGGCCATACACACAATTTGGCCGTCCAGCCGATAACAGACTTTAGCCCAGCTTTCCGACATAACGGCGGTACACGTTACGGCGTACAGACAGGCACATTGGCAGAGCCAAACTCGGAGCAATTTGTTCATTACAC